GCTGGTTCATTGCGACCTCTATCGACGGATCGGGGAAACTCCTTTGTGTGGAGCATTTCAGCAATGGGCCATACAATGTCCAGGACGGCGGATCGGTCAAAGTAACACCGAAGATCACCTGTGCATAACCTTACACTCTGTAACGATGTAAAGTTAAGAGCACAAATAGACTCATTTTGTCAAGTCAAGGAGGTCTGCGATTGGCTTGGTTTAATAGTAATTGGACATATCGCAAGAGCATTACGTTGAGTCGTGCTTCTGGTACTGTCACTAATTACCAGATGAAACTTCTGGTGGGTGAAAGTGCCGGAGCGACGGGTGAGGATGTTGATTGTGGGGGCCACGTTCTCCCTTCGTTTGATGACCTACGCTTTACAGCCGCCGATGGAATCACCCTCCTCGATTATTGGATCGAATCGATCAGTGGAACAACTCCAAATCAATTAGCAACCGTTTGGATTGAATTTGATTCTATCGGGACAGGGGCCACTACCTTTTATATGTATTACGGGAATTCGGGTGCTATGCCATATAGCAACATCTCCGATACTTTTCTTTTTGGCGATGACTTCGAGGGTTGGTTCCCGCAACTCATATCCGCAGATAGTGCCGGTGGCGTATTGGCCCAGAATGCGAGCGGTGATATTATTTGTGTTTATCAGGTTCCATCCACCGGAGCCCTTGCCCAAAGGACATCCACCGATGGAGGATTAACATGGTCTTCGGCCACGACGATCGTGGCTGCCGGAACCTACGGATGGCCTCATCTGTATGCCATTGGGGACACAATTTTCCTCTCTTACGCAAAGGTAAATGGAGATTATTGGGATATAAAATTTAGAAAGTCTATTGACGGTGGGGCGAACTGGGGGGCCGAGGTTGCCGTCGTTGCCACTCGTTTTGCGGATTCGGACATCCTTGGTTTAGATACCAGTAACGTTCTCATTGCTACCATTAATTCAGCACAAACTGGAATAGATATTTATAAATCAACCGATGGTGGATCAAATTGGGCCTCATATAGCACGCCACTTTCTGGGGCCTCCAATAAGCAGGAAGATGTTTTCATTGAAAAGTTGTCAAATGGCGATGTTCTTCTTCAATGGGAGGAAGAAGTTGCAGAACTTGGGAAATCATATCTCAAATCTAAAAGATCGACGGATGGGGGTCTAAATTGGTCTTCGGTTATTACCATCTGGAATGCTGAGGATGCGACCTATGATTACGAAGGTTCTGGATTCTTTTACGATAATAACGGGGATTTGATAAGCGGTGCGTACACAAATGTCGATTCGGTTCTCGCCAATTGCCAATATGAGAACTATAAACTCAAATATAAGAAATCTACGAACCAAGGAGTCACGTGGGGAGCATCGGCAGATCTTATTCCTGATACGAGAGGACTGGGGCCAGAAGGTGGATTTATAAAATTGGCAGACAATCATATCCTTTTGGCACACACCTCTTTCTGGATGGGGGCAACACCTAATGGATATGTATCGAGAATCTACCATGATCTGACCTATCCAGACATTGCAACGGCCTCAAGCAAATGGTTAACGGGCAACGGAAAGTTATTTGTTCAGAAAGATGGATCGGCGAAGATTGCCAGAGTTGAAGGGTATGTCACTGGAACCGTTGCCTATCGTGGTCACATTCCATCGGCCTATACCGGGGCTGATTATGCGATTCGGGTAAAAGTTAAAGGAGGCACTACTAATCTTAGATTTGATTTTAGGTATACAGATGTGGATAATCACTACATTTTTAGTCTGGCTGCTACAGAAGCCGCAATTTACAAAGATGTGGCGGGAACGTATACTTCCATTAATTCAGTTGCATTCACGACAGTTGCCGATACTTGGTATATAATAGACCTTCTCTTGGTGGGAACGGCAATTAAATCTTACGTGGATGGAGTTCTTAAAAATAATTTTACGGATGCAACATACGGAAGTGGATATGCTGGCTTAGGTAGTGGAAATAATCTTTCAACCAATGGCCCAGTCTTTTTTGATTGGTTTCTGGTCAGACAATACCTCGCAACAGAACCAGCATGGGGAAGTTGGGGGAGTGAGGAAGAAGTGGTCCTTAGACACGTTGGTTCTTTGATCTCGAAAAAATCAATTTTCCCAATACCAAAAATGAAGGAGGTCTAAGATGTCAGACATTATTGGAGTAGCAAATACAGCAGAGATTGCCTTAACAGCCGCAACAGTAAAAACAGTGTTACAGATTGTGGCCGCATCGAATCATAAAATCAAAATCTTGGAATGGGGTGTCTATTTTGATGGGGTTAACGTCAACGCAGAGCCAGTTCAGGTAAGACTTCTTAGACAAACGACTGCCGGAACAATGAGTTCTTTGACTCCCGTAAAAAGATCGACTGATTCGGAAACCTTACAAACAACGGCACAACATACGGCTACGGCTGAACCGACTGCGGGCGATGTTTTGGAAGTAAAAGAAGTCCATCCTCAATCTGGATATGAAAAAATTTTCCCCATGGGGCAGGAAATTAAAGTTCCGGGAGGGGGAAGACTTGGTATCGAATGCATTGCTCCTGCGAATGTCAATGTTAGGGCACAGATCGCCTTTGAGGAATAATTAAATGTTTCATCCTGTTTCAAAATTCCGGCCTTATTTGATAAAGGGTTTGGCTGAATGGGAAGTAAAAATTCAAGGCGATATTTTTGTCGTCATCGCACCTGCATCTTCTTACGGATATGACTTCCTTCCATACCAAGGAAACATCGGCTTTTCTCTCAAACCCGAAAGTCAGTCCGCCGTCGAGCACGCCGAAACCGGGAACGTTTTAATCACTTTTCACACCCTGAGAACCACTCACTATGCGGACTACGTTTATCAGGGCAATATCGATCTATCGCTTTCACCAACTTCGCCTTACGTCCACGACTTCCCGCCAGTGATCGGGGCGATCATCGTCGAAGTTAACCCGGCCTCTATCTATGCTCTCGACTCGGTTTACGCCGGAGCCGTGATGATGACACTGATCCCGGCCTCCGGGCACTTCGCAGATTTTCCTTATCAAGCGAATGTGATCCTGGCCGTGATCCCGGCCTCTTCTCACTTTGCGGATTATCCTTACCAGGGTTCAATCTTGATGGCCGTCATGCCAGCATCTCTTTATACGCAGGACTTTGATTATCCGTGCAATGCTCTTTTTGCTCTTTCTCCGGCCTCTTCGAGTCTTCAAGATTTTTCATACCTCGGAGATGTGTTGTTCGTTTTACTTCCCCAGGCCACGATTGTCGTCGCCGGGGGAGAAGACTTTCTTATTCTCGATGCAATCCTTCTCCGAACGCTTCTTTCGGAAGCAAAGATTTCAAAAACCATGGGGATCAGCGTTTACGGCCTGGTTCAAGGATTGGCTTTTGAATCCTATATGTCTAAAACCTTAAATTATCGATCCTGTTTGAAGAAAGAACAGATCGACCGAACACTACATTAGGAGGCGACCATGAAAGAGGGCGATAAAGGAACAGACCTGATCTTTACCGTAAAGGACAGAGATGGAGCGGTGATCGACCTCACTGGGGCCTCGTCAGCAAAGCTCTATTTAAAATTGAATGAGCACGTAGTCGTTTCTAAAGACATGACCTTTCTGGATAGGCCCAATGGCAAGGTGAAATATGAGATCGAAAACGGCATCCTTTCGGAGTCTGGAACCATGGAAATGGAGGTTGAAATCACCTTCGATTCAACGAACGTTTTCCGGTGCGACAAGGTGATCGAGGAGGTCAAGAAGAAACTCTCTTAAAAAACTCCTTGACTTTTGAGAAAAGATACTGTAAAGATTGTGCAAAATAAAGGGGAACCGGCGGCGATGGCCATCTAAACCGGCAACTCCTTGCAAATTTCTAAAGCCCCTATCCGTGTAATGGGATGGATAGGGGCTTTTTTTATGTGTGCAATTCGCCGGAGACCGTAAAGTCGGCCCGGAGAAAATACACAAAGGCCAGACCGTAAAGTCGGCGGCCAGAAAGAAGAGGACAATATGGCTATTCCAAGAAACGTGGCAAGACAAGGCGAAAGAGCGGAAGCGATCAGGAAGAAGGTCTATGAGGAAGGGAAGACCCCGGCGGAGTTAGGCATAAAGGCCGATCCTCCTCCCGGCGAGGCTCCCCCCAAAGAAACCGAAACACCTATTCCCGCAGGAGACAACATCGAACCTGGCAAGGGAACTCCGCCCGCCGAAGATTACAAAACGAAATATGAAGAAGCTCTCCACCAGATCAATACCTTAAAGGGCAAGTTGGACAGCGAGGTTCCCGATCTCGTTTCGGTCAACCGAATGCAGGCTGGCCAGATCGCAGAACTTCAAGGTATGGTTTCAGACCTTCAAACGAAAGTCAATAAGCCAGCCGAAGAGCCCACTCCCGCCACTCCCGATCCACAAGAAGCAGAAGACCTCAAAATCTATGAGAACAACTACCCGGAAATTCGTCGGGGCCAGCTTATCGTGATGAGAAATTGGGTCAAGTCCGAAGAATTCAAAGAGATGGTTTCCACCATCGTTGAAGCGGTGGTTCATTCAACGGTGGAACCCAGGGTAGCTTCCGTTGAGAAAGACGTGAAGACATCGAAGGAAGAGACTTTTGCGACGAAGCTGGATCGGCTGGTTAAAGATGAGAATGGCAATCCTTGTTGGAGGCAGATCAACGATGACAAGGAATTCACGGCCAGACTCAAGACTCAAAAACGTGGAGGGACTTCTGATTTTGAATTATTGCGTGTCGCTCTTTCAAAGGGTGACGCAGATGGAGTCGCTGAATTTTTCACCGATTGGCAGAAATTTAAGAAACCCGCTACCCCACCCGCCAAAAATGGAGGGGATGGGAAACCCGTCGTCGAAGAAGATTTAAGTCTCGCTCCCGCAAAGCCTGGAAGCGGTCAACCGCCAAAGAAACCTGGGGATGGCGAGGATAAACCAAAAACCTTCACTCGATCCTTCGTCAAAAAGTATCACACCGATGTCGCTCTTGGCCGATACAAAAATCGACCCAAAGATCGTGAGAGAATCAAAGCCGAGATCGACGAGGCCATGTCGAAAGGATTGATTGTTAACGGATAGGAGGGACTACCATGGCATACCCAAGAGTAGATACCCCTGATTATACGAGGTCAGGGGCTCAGTTTATCCCAGAGATTTGGTCTGGGAAAATCCTCGTGAAATTCTATGATGCGACCTGTCTCTCGGAAATCAGCAACACCGATTACGAGGGTGAGATCAAGAAGTATGGCGATACTGTCTTGATCCGAACGGTCGCCCCGATCACCATTCGCAAATACGTTGTGGGCCAGGCCCTCACGAGAGAGCGACCCACTTCTGTTCCGACTTCTCTCTCCATCGACCAGGGCTATTACTGGGACGTGGAACTTGACGACGTGATGGATGTGCAGTCCGACATCAATCTCCTCGACAGGTGGACAGAGGAAGCCGGTCAGCAGATGAAGATCACCATCGAAACGGATTGCTTCGTGACGATGGCGGCTGGTGCTCATGCGAAGAACCAGGGACTCACCGCAGGGGTGAAGTCTTCTTCTTATAGCCTGGGAGCCGCAACCGCTCCTGAGACCGTGGACAAGGCAAACGTTCTCGACTACATCGTGGACTGCGGTTCCGTCCTCGATGAGCAGAACGTCCCGGAAACCGGTCGATGGCTGATTATCCCCATCTGGATGGCGGGCCTCATCAAGAAGAGCGATCTGAAAGATGCGTCCCTCACGAACGACAGCGTTTCCATTCTTCGGAATGGCAGACTGGGCCAGATCGACCGATTCACCCTTTACTCCTCGAACTTGCTTCCAACGGCAGTCGATGGAGTGACCTGCTATAAATCCATGTTCGGTCACAAGACCGGGCCTTCCTTCGCCTCGCAGATCACCGAGACGGAGACCCTTCGGAGCCAGGATGCTTTCGCAGACATCGTGCGTGGGCTCAATATCCTGGGTTTCAAAGTCCTCAAGACTGAGAGCGTGGGGATTCTGTATTGCCACAAATAACCTTTAACCGGCCCTTCCCGTGAGGGCCGTTATCAAGCATTCAAGGAGGAAACGACCATGGCTACAATCGATCTAAGAACCGAAATAATCGGTGCAGTCCCTTCTCATGGAGTAAGGGATCACTGTGTCCTCAAGGAAAGAATCGACGCCTCGAAGGTGGCCGGAGGTCTTGTAAGTGGCAACACTTATAAGTATCTGACCATCCCGGCGAAGATGATTGTCCACAAAGTCCACATCCGAGTTGTCACGGCTGACGGAGCCGCAGGAACGACAACCCTCACGGATGGAACCATCGTTCCAAAGGCCGCTCAGGTGTTGAATGCCCTGGGGATGTTTTATGGCACGACCGATCTCCCGAAGTATTTTCCTGACGGAGGGATTCTGTCCGGGCTCATTGCGACGGCAGACATCACCACGGCGATCTTCGACGTGATCGTGGAAGGCATCTTGCTGGCTGAATAAGCCTAAACCGGGGGTTTCGGCCCCCGCACAAAATTCTTGTGGAGGAAATCCCATGAAAAAACTTTTGCTCATTCTGGCATTGAGCATTTCGCTCCTATTTTCTGTATCGCACGCACAGACGATCAATGTCTGCTATGACACTTATCTCGGTTATATGAGGTATGTTCAAGGCCCTGAGCAATGTCGATCATGGGAGAGACCGTTGAGTTGGGAATCGGCTCCTGTTTTATATTACATCATGGAAGCCTCTGCCGATTTTTACACACCCACGATGGTCACGATTAACTGCAATCCCGGAGACCAGGTCATAACTTTTTTCCATGAAGTTGTTAACGCTCCCCGGAATTGTGGCGAACCAACTTTTTGGGTTTCCATGCCATCTCTGGATGCAAATGGTTGGGAATTTATGATCGGTGGTCTTTATTGCCCCACTACGATTAGATATGGAATTGTCTGTTCGCATTAACCCTTAACCGGGCCGGAGACCCCGGCCCGTAAATTACAAATAAGGGGGGAATTAAAATGGCCCTTTTTGTCATTAGTGATCTGTATCCGATCACGGTTCAACAGCCAACACACTTCAATGTCGCTATCGATCTGGGAGTGGCGGAAGATGTGGCCGCCCAGGATGTAGCAGGCGAAAAACGGCTTCATTACGACGTGAGTGCCTTAGCCGGAGGTCAACATCAAATCGACGTGAAAGCGGTCGTTATTGATGCCGTGCAAGGCAGAATGGAGTCGGCGGTTGCGTCTTTAAGTTTCACAAAACTCGTCGCCCCCACCCCTGCCACGGGCCTTGCGTTAAGTGCGACATAAGAAGATGTTGTGCTCAATGCACCAACGGGATTAAAGATCGTTTTTGAAAACGCTCCTTTGTGGGAAGGCCAACTCCCTATAAAGGCCGGAAAGGAGAATAATATGTCCAGACACGAACAACGATCAATCGGAGAACTTTGGATTACGAAGGGCATCCGAGCCGGGAAAAGAAAGCTCCTGGCGAAGATGCTCAAATTTTATGCGGTTGTGCCTGCGGCCATCGTTGCAAACCGATATTTCACCGGGGCCATGGCGAATGGACTTTATGCCATTTTGAATAGCGGTCTTCCGGGAGATGGACTTGCCCACAATATCACCGTTGCGGCAACCACGGATACCGGGGCAGATACCCCAGGAAGTATCCTCTTTACCGGCCTTGATATTGAAGGAAAGATCATCACCGAAAATATCATCCCGGCTCAAGGCTCGACAGTTCAAGGCGTAAAGGCTTTCGCAAAAGTGACTTCAATGCTCCAATCTGGATGGGTTCTCGTCGGTGGTAACGATACCATCGTGATCGGATTCGGTGAAGTTTTGGGACTTCCAGACTATATCGCCGCCGCCGCAGATGTTCTTATGGCGGCCTTCACCACGGGTCTTATCAATACCCCCACGGTTGTTGTCGGAGCCCAACTCTGTAACAACACGATTGTTGTCCCGACGGGGGACGGATCGAAAGTGCTTCGAGTGCTTTACCAGGTGTAATTAATCGGGGAGGCTTCGGCCTCCCTTTGCTTAATGGGGGCCGAGATGTATACCAAACTGATTCTCTCTGGGGCGAGAGACAAACTTGAAGATTGGAAAGGCTATGGCCAGGGAAGAGAACTTTGGAAAGACCCAGAACTCCTTGGCT